ATGCTGGTATGGACATATGTGCAGCTGAAGATGAACACATTTCACCGTTTAGTTGGAAAGCAATATCTACTGGATTGTATGTTGAGATTCCTGATGGATATGAAATACAAATACGCTCAAGGTCTGGACTAGCATTTAAACATGGTATTGTTGTATTGAATAGTCCTGGCACTATTGATTCGGGTTATCGTGGTGAGATAAAAGTTATTCTAAAAAACCATGACCACCATAGATACAATATTAATAAGGGTGAACGTATAGCACAAATGGTAGTTTCTGAATTTACTAAAGCTTCTCTTACAGAAGTTGCAGAACTTTCTGAAACTGAACGTGGCGAAGGTGGATTAGGGAGTACAGGAAAATGACTGATAAGAAAAGTAAAGCTAAACATTATGTAGATAATGAAAAGTTCTTTGAGGAAATGTCAAAATGGAAACTTAGAGTTTTAGATGCTCGTGAAATGGATGATGTTGACCCGCCCTCAACTGAATATATGGGAGAGTGTTTTCTAAGAATATCTGAACATTTGGTTATGCGTCCTAACTTTATTAATTATTCATTTAGAGATGACTTGATTTCTGATGGTGTTGAAAATTGTTTACTATATGCTCATAACTTCAATCCAGCTAAATCAAAGAATCCTTTTTCTTATTTTACACAAATTATATATCAATCTTATGTAAGGCGTATTGTAAAGGAAAGAAAACTGATGCATATCAAATACCTGTTTGTTGAAAGGTCTGGTATTCTAAATGAGCTGAGTCCTGATAATGAGGACAATAAAAAGATAACTAAAGTATGGATAGATTATTTGAAAACACACGAAAAGTATGCTACAAATCCAGATAAGAAAAAGAAACCTAAAGCTAATCTACAGATGTATTTTAGGTGATAAATCTTTTTCCTTGTATTAATGTGTTTTATATGATAAACTGTATTCAAATAGTTAAGGAATTTAATGAACTATCATGTTTTGGCTATAGTAGAATGTCCAAGATGTAAAGAGCATGAGTCAGACCATAGTTTTAAGAACTGCGGATATAGATTAGAAGAACTAGAAAATAATATAATGAAACAAACATTTCATTGCACCCGTTGTGGTAACGAATGGAATAATGTTTGGTTGAAATACAAAAAGGAAAATGATGAAGATAGCACTGATTACGGATCAACATTTTGGGGGGAAACAGGACAGTCAGAACTTTTTAAATTACATTGAGACATTTTATCGGGAACAGTTTTTCCCTTACTTGTCAGAGAATAATATTCAAAATGTTATTGACCTTGGCGATACTTTTGATAGACGGAAGTTTGTAAATTTTAATACACTCAATCAGGTTCGTCAATTTTATTTTGATGTATTTCTTGAACGTGATATTAAGCTTCATTCTATCGTAGGTAATCATTCTACATATTATCGAAATACCAATAGTGTAAATAGTTCTGAGTTGCTTTATGGTCACTATGATAATGTCAGCACATATGCATCACCCGAAACTATCCATGTTGGTGACATTGATATTGATTTGATTCCTTGGATAAACACAGAGAATTATGATGAAACAATTAAGTTCATCGAGAAATCTAAATCACAAATTGCTCTAGGACATTTAGAAATTGCTGGTTTTGCAATGTATAAAGGTTATACTGCTGAAGCTGGTATTCCTAAAGATTTGTTCAAAGGTTATGAAATAGTTTGTTCAGGTCATTATCATCACAAATCAAGTAAAGATAATGTTCATTATCTTGGAGCTCCTTATGAAATAACTTGGAGTGACTATGATGACCCTAGAGGTTTTCATGTATTTGATACTGAAACCAGACAGCTAGAATATATCAGAAATCGTTTTCGTTTGTTTGAGAAAATATATTATGATGATGAAAATACAGATTATTCAAAAGTAGATGCTGGATACTATAAGAATAAAATAGTCAAACTAATTGTAGAGAATAAAACTAAGCTGAATCAGTTTGAAGATTTTGTTGATAGGTTATATAAATCAGAGTTGACAGATTTAACCATCCTTGAAGACTTGTCTGAATACACTATGCGGTATAATGATGATACTGAAGCTGACATAGAGATAGGTAATACATCAGAGTTTCTTAAAGAATATGTTGATGGTATGTCAACGGACGATACACAAGATGATGAAAAATCAAAGATAAAAAAACTATTACAGGTTATTTATGATGAAGCCCTTAATGTGGATACTACAGAATGATTAAGTTGAAAACGGTTAGATGGAAGAATTTCTTAGCAACTGGTAATAATTTCTTAGAAGTAAAACTTGATAAAGACCCAATGACTTTAATCGTTGGTAAAAATGGTGCTGGCAAATCAACATTGATTGATGCCATCACCTTTTCTTTATTCGGCAAACCTTTTAAGAAAATCAATAAAGGTCAGTTGATGAATACTGTAAATGAGAAAGAACTCATTACAGAGATTGAGTTTTCTATTGGTAATAATGAATGGAAGATACGCAGAGGTATTAAACCAGCATTGTTTGAAATCTATAGCAATGGTAATATCATTAATCAGGATGCTAAGAGCACTGATTATCAAAAGTATCTTGAAGACAAAGTTCTGAAACTAAACTTTAAATCATTTACACAGATTGTAGTATTAGGTTCAGCATCATTTGTTCCCTTTATGCAATTGTCCGCTAATGACCGTAGAGTTATCATTGAGGATATTCTGGACATTGGTATTTTCTCTGTTATGAAGAATTTGCTTAAAGACCGTTCAATGACTTTGAAAGAAGAAATGACTGAGCTAGAATATTCTATTAAGTTAGTTCAGGAGAAAATTACTCTACACGAAAAACATCTTGAGGAGATGAAAGCAAAAACAGATACTAAACGTAAATCTGATTTAGATAAGATAGAAGAAACACAGAATGAAATTATAAAGCTTAATGAAGAGATAGAGAATCATAAAGACCTTGTAATGTCCCTTACAAATTCTATTGCTGATTCCGAAACAGCATATAAGAAAAATAACGATATGGATAAGTATCGTTCACAAATAAATAAGAATCTAAAGAAACTTGTTAAGGACAAGAAGTTTTTTGAGGACAATGAAAATTGTCCAACTTGTGAACAGGATATAGATAAGGAGTTTAAGCATAATAAACTTCAAGATGTTTCAGGTGATATTGATGAAATGAATTTGGGTTTAAATAAACTTGAAGGTGAAATTGAAAAAGTATGTAGTAGACTTGAAGAGATTACTTCATGTAGTAAAAATATACAAAGTGAAGAAATAGAAATCCGAACAAAGAGTGGTTACATTAAATCACATAATAAATTCATTACACATTTGAATACAGAGATAGATGCTACAGTTGAAGAGATAGATGTAAATAAACAAAACTTTCTAACAAAAGAACTAGACGAATCCAAAACAAGTAGGATTCAATATGTTGAGCAGAAAAGATATTATGATATACTTGGAACCATTCTGAATGATAAAGGTATCAAGACGAGGGTTGTCCGAAAGTATTTACCTGTTATCAATAATCATGTGAATATGTATCTAAAGGATATGGATTTCTTTGTGAACTTTCAGCTTGACGAAAACTTTAATGAAACTATCAAGAGTCGGAATAGAGATGATTTCTCTTACTATTCATTTTCAGAGGGTGAAAAGAAACGTATTGATATTGCTCTATTATTGACTTGGAGATATATTGCAGCGATGCGTAATTCTGTTAATGTGAATCTTCTTATACTAGATGAGGTATTTGATGCTAGTCTAGATCAATCAGGGGTTGATGACTTAATGAAGTTGTTTCATTTACTGAATAATACTAACTTGTTTATTATCTCACATAAACTTGATGTACTTGACGATAAGTTTCCATCAAAGATTACAGTTGAGAAAATTAAAAACTTTACTAGCCTGGAATATAACTAATGCCACTATACAGTTATCATTGCGTTAAATGTGATGAGCTTTATGAGAATATGCGTAGTATCAAACAGAGGGATATTAAATTAACTTGTCCTTCATGTAATGAGTTGTGTGAGCGTATACTTGATTTATCATCATTTCAATTAAAGGGTGGCGGATGGTATAAGGATGGATACGGTAATACAAAATCTAAAACAGAGAAGGAGTAGAAAACGATAGAATGGATATATCTTTATGGGCATTACTTGGTTTTATGTTTGCAGCTTATGCGGTAACAGCAAATGATAGTATTCAAACATTAGGAACTTACATTTCATCTAATAGTGATGTTAAATGGTATTGGATGTTTGCATTTATGGGTTCAATCTTCTTAGCAACAATGATGTATGGTTTTAATATGGGTGACCCTGCTTTCGGGAGATTATCTAAATTTCCTGAAATAGATATTCAATGGTATCATGCTTGTGCTCCATTATTTCTGATAGGATTAACTAGATTAAAAATACCTGTATCAACTACCTTTCTAGTTTTATCAGTTTTTGCATCAACGGTTGTGATGGAGAAAATGATGGTAAAGAGTTTTCTTGGTTATGCTGTATCATTTGTTTTTGCTTTCTGTGTATGGTATATCATTAGCAAGTATATTCTCAATGAAGGTGTAAAGGGTGTTGATAGTCACAATAAACATTGGAGAATTGCTCAGTGGGTTACGACTGGTTGGTTGTGGTCTACATGGTTAAAACATGATATGGCAAATATTATGGTTTTCCTTCCAAGATTTCATCCAGCTGGTGGAGATGGTATTTATGAATTTCTTGTTATTGTATCAATGCTTGTAGGACTTGCATTTATGTTTTGGGAGCGTGGTGGACGGATTCAGGAAATTGTTCTATCAAAAACTAATACAAGGTATGTCCGTTCTGCTACATTGATAGACCTTGTTTATTGTTTCGTGTTGTATTTTTTCAAAGAATTAAATAATATTCCAATGTCAACCACATTCGTTTTTATGGGAATGTTGGCAGGAAGAGAATTGGGTATCTGGATGCAATTAGGATATGGTAAGATAACATATACAAATAGACATAAGAAAGCTATTTTCCCAATGTTGTATTCAGACTTTTTACGATTGATGTTAGGATTGGCTGTGAGTGTTTCATTAGCTTATGGTGTTTCTTATTTAAATTAACAATTAAAGGAATTCGGGGTGAAAAAACAAATAAAATTAAAATTACATGATTTTCCTGATTCATCTTTTATACATGGTTCTTATATACCAGAATATGTTTGTAATGATTTAATAAATTATTTTGATGATAATCCTGATAGACATACGCCGGGTGAAGTTTATGGTTCTGGTGATAATTCTGACAGATTGATTGAAAATGATTTTATGAAGAAAAGCACAAATATTAATTTCTTCAGTGATAATGATGGGATAATATTAAGTGATTATATGATGTATTTAAATATGTGCATTGAGAATTATGAATATAAATATCATCAGGCACAACATATGTATTCTTATGGTATAACAGAAACAGTTAATTTACAGAAGTATGAGCCTGGAGAAGGATTCAAATCTTGGCATTGTGAAAGATTAGGAATACCACAACAAACAAGATGTTTAGTTTTTATGACATATTTAAATGATGTACCCGCCGGTGGCACTGAATTTTTATATCAGAAAATGACAGCCCCTGCAAAAAAAGGATTAACTTTAATCTGGCCCTCTGATTGGACTCATACTCACAGAGGACAAATTTCTCAAGAACATAAAAAATATATCATAACAGGATGGTTGAACTATCTTGAATAATACATTAAAGGAGTGAAAATGGACTATAATGAAGTAATATATGAAGATGGCGATGATTGGGTTGAAAAGGTATATATGGAAGACAATATCAAAATAACTAGATTTAAACCAGTCTGGCATAAAGAACCTGATAAATTCGATAAACCATTGAGAAGTAAATCCAGAAAACCATCCTATGGCCCTAAAGACCCATAAACTCTTGTAAACAAAGGGGTTACAGTGAAATCTTCATAACCCCTTTGTTTACAACGACTTAGTCCCCTCCTATTTATTTTCACTTTTTTTCACTTTTTCCTTGACTCCTACGGTTATATCTGATACAATATACTTAACAATTGAGAAACGGAGATTACATTATGATTAAGATTAAGTCAAAAGAAAAGCTTGCAAAACTTCTAGCAATGGAAGATATTGATGTTGAACATCGACAGGTTCCAACTGCCATGTTTGATGTTAAAAATCGATGTCTTACTTTGCCTACTTGGAAAGATATGCCAAATCACCTTTATGACCTGTTAGTTGGCCATGAAGTTGGTCACGCACTATATACTCCAAGCGATGAAGAAACCCTAAAAAACATCATTAAAAAGACTTCTAAGCATTGTGTCAATATGGTAGAAGATGCTCGGATTGAATCTTTGATGAAAAGACGATATCCTGGCCTTGTAAAACAATTCTACGCTGGATACAATCATTTAATAGAGAATGACTTTTTCGGTCTTTCTACTATGGATGTTTCACGAATCAATTTCCTTGATAAAATCAATCTACATTTTAAAGTTCCAAGTGCCATTTCTGGTATGTTTGAGTTTTCTGCTGATGAGCAAGTTTTCATTGATAGAATTGAAAACCTTAAAAGTTTTGATGAAGTTGAAAATGTTTGTATTGACCTTTGTGAGTATATAAAAGAAAATCGACAGGAGCAGGATGAAGACGATTCGATATTTCCTGAAGATTCATACACTATGATTCGTGAAACTGAAGATGTCGAATCAGAAGATTCAGAAGAAGATGAAGAAATGGATGATAGTCAAGGCGATGAAGACGAAAATGATTCTTCTGCTGCTGAGGATGATGAAGAATCAAAAGAAGGTGAAGGTGAAGAAAATGATGATATACAAAATGGTGCTTCTGGTGGTTCACCAGAAAATAATGATGAATCAGTCAATGAAGATTTAGAATCTAAAACTTATGAGAGTTTTGAAAATAATATAAAAGAATTAGCAGATATTGATACAGAAAATGATTATGTTACTATTCCTGAAAATATTAGTTATGACAATATAATTGACTATAAAGAAGTTTATAAAAACATTGATAAATTCTATGCTGTTGATGAGTATATGAAACTCGAATCTAGAGAGAAATCTGACCGTTATCAAGGATGGTATCATTCAGCTGATGATTTTGGTTTATTGACTAAAACTATTTTTGAAAATTCTAAAAAGACTTTAGATAAAATCAAAAGGGAATCAGTCAAAAATGTTAATCACATGGCAATGGAGTTTGAACGTAAGAAGTGTGCTGACATTTATAAACGGACTTCTTTTTCTAAAACGGGTGTTCTTGATACTAACAAGATGTTTTCTGCTAAATACAATGATGATGTATTTAAGAAAAATATGAAAACTCCTGAAGGAAAGAATCACGGGTTGGTTATGTTCATTGATTGGTCTGGTTCAATGTCAACTCATTTACAAGGTTGTGTTAAACAACTTATTGAGTTTGTTTTATTTTGTAAGAAAGTTAATATCCCTTTTGAGGTTTATAGTTTCACTGATGTTTCTTCTTCGCGTGGTAGAAAATCACAAACATTCATCTATAAACAGGGTGATTTAGTTTGTGACCCAAGAGTTACTTTTAGAAATTATTTTTCAAGTAGAATGAATGCTCGTGACTTGACTGCTGCAATGTTAAAGATTTGTGTTATTACTGATGCGTTTAAAGGTGGATATCAACATTATCCAATTCCAGAAGAAGACCGTCTTGGATATACTCCATTAAATGGAGCAGTTCTTTTATCGGAGCACGTTATTCGAGATTTTCAGAAAAAGAATAATGTTCAGGAAGTTCATTCTGTTTGGATTACAGACGGTGAAGGAAATCACGATTATCATAAACATTCAATTGAAAATCCTGATAATATTCAGGGACGATTTCCAAATTCAACAAGATTGTATAATACTGGAAAGAATATGGTTATTCAAGATAGGAAAACGAAGAAGAATCATCCTATTTCGGTGAAAGGTCATTATCGAAATAATATTACATCTGTGTTGTTTGATATTGTAAAAGATAGGCTTGGATGTAATGTGATTGGATTTTTCCTTGATATGAGTTTTGGTAAAAAGTATCAAATGATGAATCATTTTTATAAAACTCCATCGCTGCAAACGGGTGACGCATCTAAATGGATGAAAGATGCAAGAAAGGCAGGATATTTTGTCAAAAAGGAAGATGGATATGATGAGTATTATGTCATTTCAAATGCTCCTAAATTTGTCAAACCTGTTGAAATGGATGAAAATATGACTAATCGAAAATTGGCTTCAATGTTCAGTGCTAAGAATATTGAGTTTAAGAATAGTCGGGTTATCCTTTCTAAGTTCATTGACCTGATAACAGCCAAGATGTAAGACGATTTAAGGGGTTATTGTCGTTCTACCCTTACTTGGGTATGGATTTACATTAAAACTCCCTTAAATCGTCTTTAAGCGAGTTCTGTAAGTTATTGTAAAGAAAGGAGTTACAAACTAAATTTTAAATCCTTTAGAATCAATGGTTTACACGCCATCTTTTATGTACTTTTTCCTTGACTTATCTAGCTAGATATGAGATAATATACTTAACAATTGAGAAACAAACATTAAACGGAGTTTATATTATGTCAAAGCAATATAATGAGAATCACAGTATTTTTAAAACAGCAATGTTAAAAGAATATGGTAATGGTGAATTTAACACGAAACAAGCAATTGCTGTTTCTGATAGTTTGAGTTTTTCGCCTAAAGAATGGCACAATGTTTATTACAATGTTGTCCTTACACTCCGAACAGGAACCGGCAGAGGAAAATATGCATTTGCTGAGGATCATTCTTTCGCAGTTGAATCTAAAAAACCTTCTAAAGAAGCAGTAAAAAAAGAGATTAAAAATACGGTTAAAAAGGATTGGGAAATCTTGAATGAAAATGTTGTTAGTGAAGAAAAACAAGAAGCTATTATGGAATTTAAGGTTAAAACTGCAACTAATACTATTGTAAATCTTATTCCTAAAAAAGACCCTCAATATGTAGCTTGGGGACATTTCAAGGATATTAAAACTATATTAGAAAGTAAAATTTTCTATCCTCTTTTCGTAACTGGATTGTCTGGTAACGGAAAAACTTCAATGATTCGTGAAGTTTGTGCTAAGCTTAAACGTGATATGGTAAGGGTTAATATTACTGTTGAAACCGATGAAGATGATTTGTTGGGTGGTTTTCGATTAGTAAATGGTGAAACTGTTTGGCAGGATGGCCCATTGGTTGTCGCAATGAAAACTGGTGCTGTTGCATTGATTGATGAAGTTGATTTAGCTTCTCATAAAATCATGTGCCTTCAACCTATTATGGAAGGACAACCGATTTATTTGAAAAAGATTAATGAAGTTGTCTATCCTGCTGATGGTTTCAATATTGTTGCAACTGCTAATACAAAAGGAAAAGGTTCTTCTGATGGACGTTTTATGGGAACCAATATTTTAAATGAAGCATTTCTTGATAGGTTCTCAGCAACTTTTTATCAAGAGTATCCTTCAGTTGCTTTTGAGGAAAAGATTCTCAAGAAGCAGTTTGCAAAATATGAGATTAGTGAAGATGACTTTGTTGATAAATTAGTTAAATGGGCAGATGTTATCCGCCGTTCCTTTAAAGAAGGTGCTGTTGATGATATCATTACAACTCGCCGGTTGATTGATATCACTAAAACCTATTCAATCTTTGGTAATAAGATGAAATCTATTACTTTGTGTCTGGAACGGTTTGATGATGAAACGAGGGAATCTTTTGCTGATCTCTATACTAAAGTAGATTCTGGTGCTTCATTTGAGGAATCTTCAGATGATGTTGTTGTTACTGAAGAAACCACAGAAGAAGATAATTTCTAATGATGAAACGATACTACATATTATTCATATTTTTATTATATTGCAGCCCTGTATTTGCTGAACAGCAGGATTGTGATATAATGAAATATGAAAGTGGAAGTATTACCTTTGGATTTAAAGCTGGTGGTATTGGATGGGGAATCGGCCCGGAAGTATCTTTCGGTAGTTCATCGGGTGTTCGATGGAATAATAATCTACAATACATGGTTGCTGAGTATCAGGAATTATGTTCAAGGTATAATACTGGTAGAGTATCGAAGATTGAATATGATGAAGAGATTCAGTTAATCATCCAGAGAAGTAGAAACTATACAATTAAAATGAACAAAATATTTAGAGAAAACAAACGATTAATGTTTAATGAAATGGAGACTTTACGATGAAAACCTATATTATGATCTTTGCTGTGTTACTTTTAGGTACTGCTTGTTCAAGTATTCCAACTGTTCCAGATATGCCAGTTGCTCCTAAAGCACTTGCATCTTACTCTGCTCCTGATTGGGTGTTGAAGGGTGGTGGAGCATTTACAGACGGTGGTGGTAAAGCGTTCTATGGTGTTGGTTCTGCTACGGGTATCAAGAACTATTCACTACAACGGACTGTAGCAGACGATAGAGCTCGTGGTGATCTTGCGAAAGTGTTTGAAGTATATATGACCTCTTTGACTAAAGATTATCAAGCTCATACTACTGCTGGTAGTTTTGATAATTCATCAGAAGAACAGAATGCTGAAGTCGCATTGAAGATTGTTGTATCTCAAACTTTGCGAGGTGTTGTGATTGTTGACCATTTTGAAATTCCTGAACGTAGGGAGTTTCTATCATTGGCACGATTGGACTATGATGCATTTGAACGGAATGTAGAATCTAATAAAACTTTTCAGGAACTTCCAGTAAAACTCCGTGAAGATATCAAGAGTCGTGCTGAAAAACTCCATGATGAAATGGAATCGGAAGCACAGAAGTTGGCCTCTGGCAACTGTTTTGCTTCTAGCACTGATTGTTAATTTCTACTAAGGATTGATTATGCGATATTTACTTACATTTATGTTGTTGTGTGTTGTATCAATTGTTGAAGCATCCCCCACGCCGGATTGGGTATTGGGAAGGGGTCATTCTAAATATGATTCCTCCCGATACTTGGTCGGTGTAGGATACTCTGCAAAGAGTACTGTATCTGCTAGTGAATCTGCAAGAGCAGAATTAATCAAGAGCATTAGTGTTCGGGTTGATACTGTAATAAAAGATTTCAATAGTACAGATAAATCTTTTTCTGAAACTTCTATTAGTTCGGAAACGGGGTTTCTACTTGAAGGTTCTCAAGTTAAGGATGGTTGGTATGATGAAGATAAAGAAATATTTTATTCGTTTGTTGTTATAGAACGCCAGTATGTTAAAGATACACTTAAAGAAATGATTGATATCATTGTTGCTAAGAATACTTTAACCCTTAGACAAGCAGATACATTTTTCAATAATGGAGATATTTTAAAAGCACTTGTATATTACTATGATGGTTATGTTGAAAGTTCTAAACTTTTTCCTTACATTCAGACCTATAAAAGTGTTATAATAGAGTCAGGTAAAACAACAATAAGTAATGATTATAATCTTCTTTTCAAAGAGAAGATTCAGAATATTGTAGATAACCTTGAGCTTGTGACAGTGAGTAGTACTTTATATGAAGGTGATTTACGTTTTAATGTTAAAGCTACTTTGAAAGGTCAGGGTATAGATAATTTTCCAATTAAGTTTTATAGTGTTTACAAACATTTTACTGAAAGGACTTTTTGTAAAAGGAGTGGTTGTGAGTCACGGGTGACTGCTTCTAAAGTTGTGAATAAGAATGGTCAGACTTATTTAAAAGCAGTTGTTGATATGCAAACCTTTGAAAAGTATTTTACATATGATTTAGATAAGAAACTATTTTCACGGCTAAGTTTATTAAATGTAAATTTTAAATCTGAAATTAAACAAGTAGTTGCACAAAAGAAAAAACCTGTATATCAACATCGTAATAAAAATGAAAGTTATGAATCACGGGTTAGAAGAGAATCTGATGATATGTCTGATATGATGGAAAGAGAGTTACGGGGTATTCGTGGTAACAGTCCTAGAGTTAAATATTGTAGTGCTGATGGTAGATATAATTCCTGTGATAGACCTAGAAGAAATCGAGGAACTTTTGATTTTAATATTGGTTTTGGTAACGGTAGGAACAACGGTAATATAAACATTCAGAAAAGGTATTAGATTATGGCAAGAGAGATGTTGAAATTGCGAAAGGGTGATTCTGCAATTATGGTTAAGACAGATGGTTCTGTTGTGTTAGCAGGGGTGAATGATAAACCTATTATGAATGATAAAGGTATGGTTTCGCCCGTTATTTTATTTGCAGCAGCATGGGCAAAGAAAGATGAAAGTTTACTTAATCATATGGTTGATAACTTTAAGAATTGTGTTAGAGAAGGATATTTCGGGCCAGAGGCTCAGTCTGATTATAAAGCGATGGAAGATTCTGTTGCAAAGGAAAAAGATAGTCAACAAGAAGGTTCTGTTTCTGGTGCAGTAACTTTGGAAACTACAGAAACCAATACAAATGACCAAGAGGTCGAAACTGTAACTATTGAGGAGAACACAGATAATGAAAATCAGTAAAAATACAATGGATATATTGAAAAACTTTTCTGAAATCAATCAGTCGATTGTTATCAAAGAAGGAAATGAAATCAAAACTATTTCAGCTTTGAAAAACATTCTTTCTAAGGCAACTGTAGAAGAGAATTTCCCAAAAGACTTTGCAATTTATGACTTGCCAAGTTTCATTGGGTTTGAATCAACCATGTCGGAATGTGAGTTTGAATTTAAAGACGATTGCATGATGATGGTCGAGGGTAGTGGTGGAAAAGGAAAATACTTTTACGCAGAACCTTCCTTGGTTGTTACTCCGCCTGAGAAAGAAATTGATATGCCAGAAAGTGATATTAAGTTTGAATTGAAAGAAGATGACTTTGAAAGTATTATGAAGAAATCAACTATTCTAAAGTTGGCTGATGTCTGTTTGAAGAGTTGTACAAAGTCTAATAGTATGTATCTATATACTACTAATAAAAACAATGATACATCAAACGATTACTCTATCAAAGTTGCTGAAGGTGTTGTCAAGAAATTCAATGTTGTTTTCAAGAAGGAAAATCTAAAGATTATTCCAGGTGATTATGATGTTACTATTGGTAATGGTATTTCACATTTTGTAAATAAGAATAATAAGTATAAATTGGAATACTGGATTGCGACTGAAGCGAGTAGTGATTACGGCGAGTAAATTGATAACACTTATATTATGAGGCTTACATGAGCAATTTATTGTGGGTAGAGAAGTTTAGACCAGACAAAATAGAAGATTGTATTTTGCCTGTTGAGACAAAAAAAGTTTTCCAGAATATTGTTGATACGGGTGAAGTGCCTAATCTTCTACTGTTTGGCACATCAGGCATCGGAAAAACTACAGTTGCTAAAGCACTGTGCAACCAGCTTGGTTGTGATTGGTTGATGATTAATGGTAGTAATGAAGGTAGGATGATCGACACCCTGCGAACTACCATCACCAACTATGCCTCAACTGTAAGTTTTTCCGGTGGTAAGAAAATTATAATTATTGATGAAGCTGATTATATGAATAGGGAATCTGTACAACCTGCTATGAGGGGTTTGATAGAGGAGTTTTCAAATAATTGTCGTTTCATTTTTACTTGTAACTACAAGAACAAAATCCTTCCAGCACTTCATTCAAGATGTTCTGTTATTGATTTTAGAATCAAACGGTCAGATAAACCAGAACTAGCACAGAAGTTTTCAGAGGTTGCTATGAAACTTCTTGACGGTGAAGGTATTACATATGAACCAGACATTGTAGCTCAGTTAGTTGTAAGATACTTTCCAGATTTCCGTAGGGTATTGAATGAGTTGCAAAATAATGCTGTGTCTGGTAATATAGATGCAAGTATTCTCAATGCTTCATCGAATGAAAATCACAATGAGTTAATTAAGTTTCTTAAATTAAAAGATTTCACTAATATGCGTAAGTGGGTAGCACAGAATATTGACAATGACCATGTTGGGTTGTATCGTCAAGTTTATGATTCTCTATTTACAAGTATTAAAAAGAAGAGTGTGCCGGATGCTGTATTAATCATAGCTGATTATTCTTACAAGTCTGCTTTTGTTGCAGACCAAGAAATCAATATGGTGGCTTGTTTAACAGAACTTATGATGAATAGTGAGTTTAATTAAGGTTTTCCTTGTATTATGGTGAAAAGTTTGGTATAATGGTTATATTACACAACTGAGAAGGAATTTTATTATGTATGATAAAGAGAAGTATATGACGCTCAATCCTTCAAAAGGATCCCACCGAGATCCTTTTAAGAAACTGATTGCGAATTCAAAACTATCTGCCCGCGTAGGTGTTTATGGTGGAAACAACCCAACTAAAATGGTTGGGTTAACGGATGAAAATGGTAAACCATACAGTTATCATAATAAGAAGTTAGATCCGAAAACTGGTTTACCTTTAGGTACTAAGAAACATAAATTAGTTGCTGAAGATTTGGAAAAGATTTGGAGAAAGCAGAAAGGACTTTGTTATTGGATGGGTATTCCGATGGAGTTGGAAGGATTGTTTATTTCCTATGATCCATTTGCTCCTTCTGTTGAAAGACTTGATAATAACAAAGGTTATGTATTAGGTAATGTTGTGTTAGCTACTTCTTTTGCTAATAAGGGTAGAAGTGCATATAAGGGGAGTATTCTATCATTTAAAAGAAAGCTTCGTAAATTAATGAGAGAGACACGATGAATAAACTTAAATATAGTGAAATGTTTTACTCACTTCAAGGTGAAGGAAGATATGTTGGTGTGCCTTCTGTATTCCTTCGTTTGTTTGGTTGTAACTTTGAGTGTAGGGGTTTCGGTCAGGATAGAGATAAATCTAAATGGCTACCAGAAGCTCAGATGACTCATAACCAAAACCATCCGAATGTAAAAACAATTAAGGACTTACCAATTCCCCATGTTGGATGTGATAGTTCATTCAGTTGGGGAAAGAAATGGGGTCATCTAGCTGATAATGATGATATTGGTACTATCATTAAAAAGATGGATGAACTTACAAATTGGTATGGTAGTAAAGAAAGAATGGATAACGATTTATCTGTTTGTTTAAAACATGATGACGGTGTACATTTAGTTATTACTGGTGGAGAACCGTTGCTTAAAGGTTTTCAACCAGCAGTAAGAGAATTGATTACAAGTCCAGATTTAAAAACAAAGTTTATTACATTTGAAACTAATGGTACACAAGTTTTTGAACCTACTAAAGATCATACAACGTCACCATCAAGAAAATACGCACCTTCTCCGATTGCAAATTATCCAGAATATATAGGAAAGTATGGTGTTGGAAAAAATACTGGTATTACTTGGTCGGTATCACCTAAACTTTCTAATAGTGGTGAAAAATTTAGTGATGCAATTAGACCAGAAGCATTAGTATCATATAATGCATGGCCTTATTCATATCTATATTTGAAATTTGTTATTAGAGATGAATATGATTTGATTCAAGTGGAACAAGCTGTAAAGGAATATGATAATGCTAAAATTAATATAGATGCAATTTATCTAATGCCAGAAGGTGGTACTAGTGATGGTTTAAAATTGACAGATTTGGATGTAGCACAGATAGCATTAAAACATGGGTACAAGTATAGTCCGAGATTACATATAAACTTATTTGGAAATGAATGGGGTACATGATGGCAGACGATAAACCAAAGACAAAGGCAGTTAAAACAGGTAAAACAGGTAAACGTGGTATTCCTGCTGTAGATAAGGTGCAGGATTATGATTTCTTTATTGATGAATATGTTGATGAGTCTGGAAAGAAACATAGGATAGGTCATGCAACCATGGCTCATCAAACAAATAATGCATTGAGTAGAATCGCACCAGAATTGAAAATCTCTAAGTCAGGTCTTATTAGAAAGATACTTGAATCATTTATAAAGTATCACGATGAAGCAAAAGCAATTGGTGGTGATAAATTCTTTCAAGCAGAGATTCCACTTGAAGGATGGATAAATGAAAGAAGAGATGTTGCAATACTTTTGAAGAATATGATTTCAAAAGATTTACTAATGCAAGAAAACACAAAGAACCCTGAAGTATTGATGTTATCACAACAACTTACTATCTTAGCTAATATGATTAATCTTACACATAAGAATTTATTATGAACAAATACAATTATTATTATGATGAGTATTATAAAGATGTTTCAGATATTGTAGATAGATGTAAAGATATTCCTAATCCACATATCGTAGGTGTATATCGTGGTTCCTTACCACTAGCTGTTCATCTAAGCAATGTTCTTGAATGTCCTATGAGTATTATTAAATTTCAATCAAGAGATGGTGAAGATAAGAAAGCAGAGTGGTTATTAAATCTCACAGAAGATGAAAGTATTAGACCAGAAAAATGTAAGTTTTTTCCTAAACTGATTGTAGTTGATGATGTTTATGATACTGGTACAACCTTTAGAGCTATTAAAGAATTACCAGAATTTCATAACAATCCAGATTATTCTTTAATAGCATTATTTGGAAACAAAAATGAGGATGGTGTTAATTATTTACATGAACAACTTTATAGATGGATTGTTTATCCTTGGGAAAGAGTGAAAGGAGGTATGTAATGTATCAAAGTACAAAAACATATGGTAATGATAGAGGACTGAGTTGTTGTTTTAGACAATGGAGAGCAGATAGTCATTGTAATTTAATTCATGGTTATAGTTTAGGCTTTCGTTTTGTGTTTGAAGCAAAAGAACTTGATGAACGAAATTGGGTTTATGATTTTGGTGATTGTGGGTGGATTAGAGAATTCCTAGAAGAATACTTTGACCATACTTTAGTTATTTCAAACGATGACCCAGGATTAGAATTATTTCAAAAACTTTCTTATTCAGGATTAGCTAATCTTAAAGTTTTACAAAGCGTTGGTTGTGAACGGTTTGCAGAGTTTGTATATGATTATGTATCACCGATACTTGAAGAGAAAACAAAAGGAAGAGTAATCTTGAAAAGTATAGAAGTATTTGAGCACGGAGCTAACAGTGCAATTTATCAAAACTCTTAATGGGGTTATTATATAATGAAAATATCTGAAAGAATTAAAATTGCAATTAGTAATAGTTACTTTGCAAACGATTCAATTTATGAATTGTTAAATGATGATGATAGGGAAGAGCTTATAGAAGAAGTTAAAGATGCTTTTCAAGGTGTATTAGACGCATTGGTTATAGATACACAAAATGACCATAATACACAAGATACTGCAAAACGTGTAGCTAAAATGTTTATCAATGAGATATTTCGTGGTAGATATTATCCTCCACCTGTAATTACTGCGTTTCCTAATGCAAAACAATATGACCAGATTTATATGTCAGGTCCTATAACAATCAATTCAACTTGTGCTCACCATTTCCAAGCTATCTCTGGAAAAGCTTATGTAGGTATATTTCCTGGGAATAAAGTTATTGGTTTGTCAAAGTTTAATCGTATGGTTGATTGGGTTGCATCAAGACCACAAATACAGGAAGAGATGACGGAACAAATTGCAGATATGATTGAACAAGAAACAGAAGCAAAGGGTGTAGCTGTTATTATTAAGGCAGAGCATTTTTGTATGACAGCAAGAGGTGTTAAAGAACATGAAAGTGATATGTTGACCTCAGTTGTTCGTGGTATCTTTCGTGAAGAACCTGCCATTAAAGCAGAGTTCTTTTCTCTTTTGGGTAATATGAAAGGAATGAGATAATGGCAAAATTTAGTCAAAAGGTTGCAAAATTTGCAACGGCAGGAAACAGAGAAGAAACATATAAGGATGACGATAGTAGAGTTGTTATGAGAGATGAATTAGCTAAAAGATTTCCAAGTTTGAATATTGTTTTTGCAGAACAGAAAGCTAAATGTGATTTGATTGCTTATAATGAGAATGATGATATAGTATGTTTTTTTGAATTAGATCATTCTCAAAATAGTGATTGGAAAACTGCAACATGGGGTTATTATTCTATTTTAGAAAGAAAAGAAGAATCTATGAGTAAGATGAATAAAATTGCCCCTGTTATTATGATTTGGATTAATAAAAGTATGACTAAATATATAGCTTTAAAGTGGTCTGATGTAGATATTTTTAAACATGAATTACAATCAATCTCATATAAGAAACCAGAAGATAGGAAAAATTTAAAACATCCGTTTGATTTTCACAGAAGAATACCATTTGATGGAACTGTTTATGATATAGGAGAATAAAATGTCAAATATGATAACAAATGAAAAACATAAAGCAACTGGTAAAACGGTTCTTTTGTTTTCTGGTGGTATGGATAGTTTAATATTTGATTATTTATTGAAACCAGATGTTTTATTATATTTACCTACTGGAAGTAAATATGAGGGTATAGAAACTAAGAAGATTTATAATTTAGCTGATAAAGGTTATATAGACGGATCAAAGTTAATTATATTGACTGATCTTTTAAATCTAAGTTTGTTTGAACGTGATGACGCAATTGTTCCAAATCGTAACGCACATCTAATGTTGATAGCTTCCATGTATGGTGAAAACTTAATTCTTGGTAGTGTACAGGGTGATAGGTCGTTTGATAAAGATCCTATATTCTATGAGAAAATGACAGACTTGTTAAATCATATGTGGAAGGCGCAACATTGGACTGAGGAACGAGTTTTTACAGTTAGTTCACCATATAAAGAAACGACAAAAACAGAAATTGTTAAAGAGTTCTTGGAGAAGGGTGGTAGTTCCGAATCATTGTTAGAATCATATAGTTGTTATGATGGCACAGAACAAACTTGTGGTTGGTGTAAACCATGTTTTCGTAAATGGATTTCTCTTTATAACAATAATATAGATATACCAGTAGGTTATTATAAGAATGATCCTTGGAAGGCTCCTTGGCTGGAGAAACTTATTCCATCTATACTTGAAAAAACATATAGAGGAAAAGAAGATTATGATTGGTGTGAAGCCTTAACAAATAAAGGAGTGATATGAAAGACGCAATATATATACCTGCATATAGTGATGGTTTGATGAATATGTTAGAGAAGGATGATTTACAGATTAGAGAAGAGTATCAAATGGATTTTTCAGAAAAGAAGTCATTGAGGATTTTTCAGAAAGATAGTGATTCTTATTTTAAAAATCAATACATATTGATATCAGCTGGTTCATCACATAAAAGAAAAAACTTTAGAAATTTAATTCAAGCTCAAGACGCAACTGTTTTTGTTGACAGTGGTGGATATCAGTTGGCACAGAATACAGTTGATATTACAAAGTATACTGATGAAGTAGCTTTAAAGTGGAGTGAAGAAAATGGAGATATATTTCCAATTTTGGATAGACCAACCTTTACATTAGGTATGATGAGAGATGGGAAACCAGTATCACCATATAAAGATTATCAAGAGTGTTTAGATTTGTCTGTAACATCAGCAAAGTATTATTCAGAAAATAGAACAAGAACTGACGCAAAAATCTTGAATGTTATCCAAGGTCAAACTATACCACAAATTAAAGAATGGTATGATGCAATATCACCATATAAGTTTGAAGGTTGGGCATACGGTGGAACCAGAGGCAACTTAGGAAAGATACTTCCAGCTATATTGTTTTTACATAAGAATGGTGAGTTTGATAGACAGGAATGTAAATATTTTCATATTTTTGGTGTTACGTCAAACGAGAGTATGATTTATTTTCAGTATATTCAAATGTTATTAAATGAAAAGGGTATCGATGTTCAAATAACATATGATTCTACATATTGGAATAGGACTTGTGTTTATGGTGGATATTTCACAGAAGCTAGATATGTAGTTGGAACTGGCATGAGATCGATGGCATGGCCTAATACTATTGATTACAAAAAATTAACCAAAGATTTTAAGATGCCTTGTCATTGCCCTATCTGTACTGACTTAGATGATGTCTATTCTTTTTTCAACCACTATGTTAAAAATAAAGAGGGAGAAGATGTTATTAGCTTTAAAGGATTTAATAGTAGTATGGCATACCACAATCTTTATTTACAATTAGAGTACCTTAATAATGTTACAAGTATATTGAATTCTGGAATGAATGAGATATATGATGAATTTTTCCCAAAGAAAATATATAATAATTTATTGTTTTTAAATGATGTATTCAATGATATGAATAGAGATTGGGATAGTGAATATAGCATTAGATTTTTAAAAGAAGATAAACCCCCTGTTGAAAAACAGGAAAGTACTCCAGCTGAACTTAGTTTTAAGTAAGTCTATAGAACAAGTGACGAGTCTTATAAATATATTATGTAAAGGGGGTAACGCATGAACGAAGAAAATCAAGAGAACGACAAACCTGAAGAACCAGAAGAACCAAAATACGATGAGAACGGTCAGCTATTTATTAAATTAGCTTTAGAAGATAGTGCGCTAGTAGTACGTTCTGATGGTACGATTGAAATGGTGAGCCATGAACTTGAGAATTCTGATGAAGGATATATGGGTGATGTTGAAGATTTAAGCAAAACATTTTCACTTGTATTGGCTATGGTTTCAGCATTAGAAAATGAAGATTTATATAATCGTATTTTTCATAACTTAAATATGATTCTAATGAAGAAATGGGAAGTCTTGCCTGATGATAAGAAGGATATGATTATTGAAAAACGTAAAAGTGCTGCAAGTGATCTTACTGATGATGAAGAAAAAGAAAAGACGGATCGTGTGAATGAGTTCAGGAAACGTATGAATAAATATAAAGATACATTTCTTGATGATATGGAAGAAGATAAGAAGAGATTACGGCGTGATATGGAGAATGAAATTAATTGGCAGAAGAAGTTCGGTCGTGATTTCGACATGGGTCAAAACCCTCCAGATATGGAAGATACTATGGAAACCAAGAAGAAAGTGAAGAAAATTAAAAAGAATCCTCTTGTTAAAATGAAAGGTATTAGTTGGAATCCATATGATAAAACTTTGAAAGCACATTGGAAAAATTATCATGTTGACGAGTCACCTGATTTAGAAGAGGATGTATAATGTCTAAAGACCTATTTGGAGAAGAAATTATATTATTGGAAGAAGAAGAGGTCAAGGAAAAAAAGGTATCACCGTTTGATTTAGCACATGATTTGACTAGTAAGGATAGATATGATAGTGAAGCGTGCGATAATAAACAGTATACGAAGTTTCTTATCAATCGTTCATTGTCTTATCATATAGACCTTATAGCGTATGTTAATGAAATGAATGTTCATACTGATTTAAGTGATAGACTACACTATGATTTTTTACATCATTCTATTGATAAGAAGAAACGTGCTAAGAAGTATTGGGCTAAGTCGAAGAAGTATGAGCATTTAGAAATGGTTAAAGAATATTTTAAATATAGTAACCAGAAAGCACTTAGTGCTTTGTCAGTCTTATCTGACGAGGGTATTGAGACTATTAAGAATTTGATGAATAAAGGTGGAGTTTCCTAATATTATAAATACAACTATATAAATGTATAGTTGATAAATGACTATATTATGATTGCTAAATTGTTGATTTTGAATTGAAAGGGTAAGGAAATGAATACTGAAAATGTAAAATGGTCTATTGAAGACATGATCGAAGTTCGTCTGAAAGAAGACGATGATTTTTTAAAAGTTAAAGAAACCCTCACACGCATTGGAATTGCTTCAAGAAGAGAAAAGAAGTTATTTCAATCTTGCCATATACTTCACAAGCAAGGAAAATATTATATTGTTCACTTTAAAGAACTGTTTGCTCTTGACGGTAAACCTACAAATATTTCCGAGAATGATCTTGAACGAAGAAATACTGTTGTAAATCTTTTAAACGAATGGGACTTGGTTGAAATTGTTACACCTGAAAAGGCACAACCAACTACATCTATTCGACAGATGAAGATTTTACCATTTAGTGAAAAGTCTGAATGGGATTTACAAGCCAAATACACAATTGGTAATGTCGGTATTAGAACCACCAAAGAATCTATACAAGATAAAACCTTTGAGATAGATACAGTATGATACTGGTTATTATATTAATGATACTTCTACAGGTAGGATGTAGTGGTGCATCGATGTATATTATCAATGTTGCTAGTGGCATATCTGCTTCCTTGATTAATAAAAAACTTGATAGTGATAAAGAAACAAAGTTAGAAGATAGAATTGAAGAACTTGAACAAAAACTTGATAATAAGGAGAATGAAGATGATTGTGAAAATTGTGAAACTGACAAGCGGTGAAGAATTATTTGGTGATTTTGATGAAGAGAAAAGTGTTATAAAGAATCCCGTTGTTATGATTCCCGTGAACAAAGAACAAATAGCATTTCAACCATGGCTACCATATTCCGAAGATAAAAATTACACTCTAAAACCAGAGCACGTTCTAATTGTAGCTACAGCTGCTGAAGCTATATCTACGGAGTATAATAGAATATACGGTTCTGGCATAGTTATTCCTGATTCCGCTGGAGGACTTTTATCTTAATAAGTTTTTCCTTGTATTGTGAACCTTCTTTTGTTATAATGGATATACTATGAAATTCTATACTTATGTTGGCCAGTTTCAAAATAAAATCTATGTTCGTGATATAGATAGTATGGGTGAGGAATATTCTGAATACGTTCCTTTTGAACCTACACTATATGTACCATGTCCGCCAGAGAAAGCTACCTTCAGAACTCTTGACAATAAACCCCTTGCAAGTTTAAAGTTTCCATCTATAAACGATTGCAAGAATTTTGTTGAGAGTTATGATAATGTAACTAATTTTGCCTTTCATGGCACAAAGAGTTATGTGTCTCAATACATATCTGAAACTTATCCTGATATCAAATGGGATAGGTCTAAGCTAATCATCTACACCCTTGATATAGAGGTTGCATCAGATGAAGGTTTTCCAGATATCCGTTCTGCACGCTCACCCATTACATCCTTAACTATTCATAATAGTGTCTCTGACATTTATTATGTTTTCGGAACTGGCGAGTATACTCCCAACGATCCAGAAAAAACAATAAGATATTTTCTTTGTGATAATGAAGAAGAGATGATGCAAGTGTTTTTGGATTGGTGGCATGAGTTTCCTCCGCATATTGTTTCTGGCTGGAACTGTAAGTTTTTTGATATGCCATATATCGTGAACCGTCTTATGTTTTTAGGATTGAATCAGAAATTACTTTCTCCTATCAAAAAAGTATTTGAAAAGAATGTTGTGATTGCTGGTAGAGAAAATCAGTATTATGGTATCATCGGTGTGTCTATTTTAGATTACTTGGATTTGTATAAAAAGTATACTTACAAAAACCGAGAGTCTTATCGCTTAGATTATATCGGTCAAGTTGAACTTGGTATGGGTAAGGTGACTGATGATGCAGTTGCAGGTTATAACTTATACAAAACTGATTATCAAAAGTTTATAGAATACAATATCAAGGATGTTGAGATTGTAAAGAAACTTGATGATAAGATGAAGTTGATGGATTTGATTATAACGATTGCTTATGAATCACAGATTAACTTTGAAGATGTATTTTCTCCGGTTAGAACGTGGGAAGCTATTATCTACAATTTTCTTAAAGATCAGAAAATAGCTACTCCAAATAAAAAAAGAAGTAATAGTGATTCTACTGGTATTGAAGGTGGATATGTCAAAGACCCTCATATTGGATTGCATGAATGGGTTGTGAGTTTTGATTTAAATTCACTTTATCCTCATTTGATTCAGCAGTATAATATCAGTCCAGAAACTATTTCACATGATGAATTACTTAAAACAAAGTATATCAATGGCGTGAATGGTCTGCTTAATGAGAATTTTGATACAGAATATCTTAAAGAGATGGATATGACTTTGACTCCAAATGGTCAGCATTTCACTACTAAGTTTCAGGGATTTCTTCCTAAGCTTATGAAGACGATGTATGATGATCGGGTTATTTATAAAAGGAAGATGCTTGAGGAAGAGCAGAAACTAGAGGACGGAAACTATAAAAATAAACAAGATGTAGTTAATAATATTTCAAAATACAATAATGCTCAGATGGCTAAGAAGATTCTCTTGAATAGTGCTTATGGTGCGTTGGCAAATCAATATTTCTTGTATTATTCTCCAGAACAGGCTGAAGCTATTACAATGTCGGGTCAACTATCTATTAGATGGGTTGAGAAACATATAAATATCTTCATCAATGATTTACTAAAAACGGGGGATAAGGACTATGTTATTGCGGCGGATACAGATAGCATTTACATCACATTTGATAGCTTGGTTAATGAGGTCTTTGGAGATAGAAAAGAAACAGACAAAGTTATCATGTTCTTGGATAAGATATGCAAGGATAAGCTTGAACCATATATTGAAGAGTGTTATAAGAATCTTCATAAATATATAAATTCATACGAGCAAAAGATGGTGATGAAACGTGAATCAATTGCCGACAAAGGTATCTGGACTGCAAAGAAAAGATACATTCTGAATGTTTACGATTCAGAAGGTGTAAGATATAAAGAACCAAAATTAAAAATCATGGGGCTTGAAAGTGTAAGAAGTTCTACGCCTCAATGGTGTAGAGAAAATATCCATTCACTTATAAAAACTATTATCGGTACAGACGAGCAAACAGTCATATCTGCTATTGACGAATATCGTAAAGTGTTTAAGACTTTATCATTTAACGAAATAGCATTTCCAAGAGGTGTCAAAGGTCTTTCTAAGTATAAGTCTTCAAAAGACATTTACATTAAAGCTACACCGATTCATGTTAGAGGAACCTTACTATACAACCATCAGCTTAGAGAAAGAAATCTTACAAGAAAGTATGAAATCATTAAAGATGGTGAGAAGGTAAAGTTTGCATATTTAAAAGAACCAAATATCTTAGGTGAGAATGTGATAGCTATTGCTACTGTCTTACCAGTTGAGTTTGATTTAGAAAGATTTATAGATTATGATTTACAGTTTGATAAATCATTCCTTCAGCCAGTTAAGAATATCTTAGATGCCATTGGTTGGAAGTCTGAAAACATTAGTTCATTAGAATCCTTTTTCGGGTGAGGATATGGGATATTATAAAGATAAAAAAGGAATTAATTATTATAAATTTTGTAAATGTGAGGATAATGAGATTAAACTATGGAAGTTTAAGGATAAGTCACATAAAGCTAAAATAGTTTGTGCTACTTGTGATGCATATATAAAATGGGCAAGTAAACAAGATGCAAATTTTATCTTAGCAAAACGTACTGGAAGAAATCCCAAACCTCCGATACAGATAGAAAGAACGCTTAATAATCATCTTGCAGGTGTGCCAGGTTTTCGTACAAAAATTAAAAGACAATGAGAGGGTAATAATATGACAAAATATATGGTAGACATTGATGGAACAATTTGCAGCCAAGAACGACCAAAACCAAATTACCTGACAGCAGAACCTTATTTCGATAGAATAGAAAAACTTAATAAGTTATATGATGAAGGACACGAAATACATTACTGGACAGCAAGAGGTAGTGGTTCGGGTAAAGATTGGAGAGAATTTACAAAAGCACAATTGATTGGTTGGGGTGTCAAATCCACTTCTATTGATTGTGGAAAACCTATATATGACATATGGGTAGATGATAAAGCTATAAGTGATAAATCATTTTTTGAGAAAGGAGATAAATAATGGCAGTAAATAGTTTAGTTAAACAATTAATAAAGGATAGTAATAATGATTTGGCTTCGGTTGTATCCGCTGGGATTATTGGGGACTGTAGTACTTTTGTGGATACTGGAAGTTATTCGCTAAATGCATTGCTATCAGGTTCCATGTATGG